AATCCAATCCAATCCAATCCAATCCAATCCAATCCAATCCAATCCAATCCAATCCAATCCAATCCAATCCAATCCAATCCAATCCAATCCAATCCAATAATGATGAAGGTTATTTATCTTCTACTTCATCTAACGATGAAAATTATATAATTACAACGAAAGTATGTAAAAGATTATCAAAAGAATTTGATTTACCAGAAATAGTTTTTGGAGAAACTATTAGTTATGATGGACCAATTGAACACGGATTATCTAATAGTGATATTATAATACCATCATATTATAAACTTCATAAACATCCATCAAAAATATTAAATATTAATTTTTACGAAATAATTAAAGACGATATTAGAAATTGTAGAATATTAAATAAATATCAATTAGAATATATAAAAGAAATACAAGATGAATATAAATATGAATTAATTGAAATTTTTAATGATTGTGTCAGGATGTTTAATGACATTATGAAATAATATGTTATAATAAAAAATATAAAAATAAATTGTAATATCATAATAAAATGAATATTGATGAAATACTCCTCAAAAATAAACAATTAGAAGAGGAAAATAATGAGTTAAAAGAAAAACTAAAAAAATACACAGCACCAAAAAGAAGCAAAAATTATTATGAAAACCATAAAGAAGAAGTAATCAAAAAAGTTAAAGAATATAGAGAAAAAACAAATTATCATTATGAAGTTTCACCTGATAAAAAAAAAGAATACGCAAGAACAGCATATTTAAATAAAAAAGAAAAATTAAAGAAACAACAAGAAAATCTTGAAAATGAAATTATTTAGCAAATTATATAATTTATTGCGTAAAAATTATATAAAAAATAATATTTGTATATTATATAAAATGAAAGTTAAGAAAAAACTTAAGGAAAAGTTCAAAGAGTTTAGGAATAATGATAAATCTGCCTATAAAACTTTCAAAATACCTCTAAAAACAATTTTGTTAAATCGTGATACAACACAACCAGTTATAGATCATTTGGTTTTTGAAATGAACGACTTGGTTATTCATACATACCAATTTATTCGGTTGTTTGTTTTGCACCAATACACAAATAATAATCCGTTGTCTGAATTAGACGACATATTTATTTTGTATTGTATCAAAACATTAGGAAGTCGTGATAATAGAGGTAAAAAAGGAAAGGATACAGAACTATTGGAAACATTAGAACACTTCTACAAAACTGAATACCAACCTTTATTGAACCATGTAAAAACCAATTTGAAAAACACGACTTTTTTACTTCCTTATTTAGCAACACAAATACATACTTCTTTATCCAATAATACACAGGAGCATTTTATCCAACACTTTTTACGATTTATTAACAAAACCACAAATGAAATAACCGAAGATAAAGCAACCTTATTTCAATTCAAAAAACAATTAATGGAATTGAGTGAAACTGATATTATTTTTACCGAATGGAAAGAAACGCATTTACCTAACATATTACCTACTGAAATTAAAAAGTCAATTCATTATGATGTCAAAATAAAACCATTTGATTATTTGAAAGGAATGTTGTATATGAACTCTGTATTAGAAAAACAAGAAAGTAAATTATTCCAACCCTTACCATTACGAAGCAATATCATTCCAAAACATATTATTATTGATACAGCAAGTTTGATAAATCTATTTTGTCCAGAAAAAGACAAAGATGGTAATAAAGTGAAAAAGGGAGAATTATTGAGCAATGTAAAAGACAATCAAAATGAAGTATGGTGCAACTTTCTTAATTTGAAAAATAAAATATTCAAGAATAAACATTATCAGTTTCATAACCAAATCCAAACTGACGGAATTAGTTGTTGCTTGTTGTTTATTAGAAAAGATTTGAAGGATAAAAAATGGGGAGCAAGAGTTCCTGTTTTACAAGAACAAGATTTCTACAATATTGAGGATTTATCAAAGGGACAATTAGATACTTTGAAAGAAAGAAATATTGTAGGTTGTGATCCAGGAAAACGCCGTTTGGTTTATATGATGGATAAAAATGGAAACAAACTACAATACACAGCACCACAACGAAAACGAGAAAGTAAAGCAAAAACAAACCAAAGGATTTTATTAGAGGAAAGAAAACGAAACGGAATTATTGAAAAAGAAACTATATTATCGTTTCAAAATAGTAAATCAGTTGATTATGAAAAGTTCAAATCGTATCTGGTTGAAAAAGATAAATTAAACAAAGAAACCATAGAGTTTTACAAACGAGATACATGGAGAAAAATGAAGTTTCGTCAATATAGTTATGGTAAGAAAAGTATAGATACATTTTTGGATAAAATAAAAGAAACATTTGGAGAAAATATCTTGATTGGTTATGGAAATTGGAGTAGGTCAACGCAAATGAAACATTTTATGCCTACGATGAATAAAGGATTAAGAAAACTAATTCATAAAAAATATGATACAATCACTATTAATGAGTTTAATACCAGTAAAAAATGTTGCGATTGTAATAAGGATTTGGAATATTACAAGGATAAGGAAGGAAAGAAAGTGTTTCGTCTGTTAATTTGTTCTAACTGCGTGAGTTGCGAAAACAAAAAAATCGTATTTAGAACAAGAGATGCAAACTCTTCAATAAACATAATGAAAATAACGCAAACTTGGATTGAAAAACAAGAGCGACCATTATGTTTCCACATTTCGTCTTTCACATCTTCAAATAAACAAAAAGAAGATGAAAAAGTAAGACCATCGTAGGTGAAATTCCTACTATTGATTTTACATTTTTTCTTATTTTTTTGCCTAATAAAATGGGCGTTTTAAATGAGAAAAGGTGTAAATGGACATCAAATACAACAGGGACAGCAGTAATAGATTTTTACACAGCACAACTTGCAATAGGACACGATTCTTATTGTATTATATTGACTAATTAGTAATTAGGCTAATATTTATACATACAAACTTTGCGATGTTGTTATATACTTCAGAATCATATGTTCAATATTCGCCAATTTGTGTTGCAATTCTATTTTCCCATATTTTTCACATAAAGCCCCTATTTCCTTTGTAATTGTAGATATTTTCAAAATACATTTGCTAAAATCTCCCACCGAAATACCTTTTTCGCCCAATACTTGTTGTATGTAATACTTACAATCTTGTTCCGTTTCACAATCACACCACTCTGCAATTTGATCAACCAAGTCATACATCAATATATTATTGTAATTGATGCCTGTATCCATTGATTTTTCGTGTTCTCTATTTGCTAAATTGGCGAAAAGACCATCCATTTTTTCCACTGTTTTTTGCAATAGTGGGTCTTCCGAATTGGGTAGGCCCAATTTCATATCTTGTGCCACTTTTATATCCGTAAAACACGAAAATAATCCGACCAATTGTTTAGGCGAAAAATGTGCAAACTGATCGGTTTGTTGTAATAACTGAATAAATACAATCGGGTGTATTTCCGCCACATCCGCCGCCATTTTTCCTAAAAGTGTAGGAACATATGTATTACTATCGCTTGCCCCGGGTTCCACAAATCCCATTTCAATTAATATATCCACCACATTTTTGACTTGAACAGATATATATCCAGATATATTTGCTAAATCATATTCTTCTTTAGTCAGATTCGCAACCAATACATCATATTCTTTAACAGTTTTGCAGTTCTCCACTATATGCTTGTATTGATATTTCAATTGTTGCATTTGTCTTTCTAAATCTTTCCGTTTTTTGTTGACTGCCGTTTTTGCTTTTGTTTCTAGTTCTAAATAATCCCGGCAAATCTTGGAGGGGGTTTGCAATAGATCCAACATTTTGCCTTTTTTAGCAATTTGTTCAGCAAGTTCTCCAATTACTTTATTTTGTTGCGATTTTTCTTTTGCGATTTCATTCAATATCATACTTTTTTCCACGAATTGTACGAAAGTATTTAGGGAAACATGTTCTTCCGATTTTCCTAAATATCCCAAAATAATTGAATACGAAATCCGGAACTTGGATACCAATTTTTGCGGACTTCCGCACAACATTGTGGTATATTCATCCGATGCAGGTAATGCAAACAAATTATTGCAATGAACCACGTGTCCAATAATATCGATGCCACGGCGCCCGGCACGGCCGGCCATTTGCGTATATTCGTGGGGTAATAAATATCGTTCTCCACTTCCGTCGTATTTTTTCAGACTGGTGAAAATTGCCGTTTTTATCGGACAATCTAAACCAATAGCGAAAGACTCTGTTGCAAACAATAGTTTGATGTATTTTTTGGAAATCATCAATTCCACTATTTCGCGCAAAATAGGAATCATACCCGAATGATGAATGCCTATACCCTTTTCCAAAAGAGCCACGAGTGTTTGATATTCAGGCAATTCTAAATATTCCCTAAAGTTCGGCAATCGGCGAACTATTTGTTCACATTCGCGCGCAACGGTATACGCAACCTTGCTATCAAACTCTAGCAATGGAACCGTTATTTCTTGGGCACATAACTCCACATTTTTACGGGAAAATACGAATGCAATTGCCGGCAACATTTCCCGGTCGCGCAAGAAGAGCGCCAAATTGTTTAATACCGCCTTGCGTTTTAGGAAAACTTCGCGGTCTTCAAATACGCCTAAAATACGTTTCAAATCCTTATATCCACTTTCCACATATTGACCCCGGTCCGTTCTTAGTGTAATAAGCGTGTTTGTATTATTTCGCAAATCTTTCTCCAATACCTTGTCTTTCATACCCTTGAACACGTTTTCCGTTACTGTGAGAAATCCATAATGCGTAAGTGGAACAACCCGATGCGATGTAGATGCTAAATATACTTGTTTTCCACCTAAACCACCACGCTCGCACCATTCTGCAAATCGTTCAGGTGCATCAATGGTTGCCGAAAGCATAACCATCTGAATATGCGGAGGAAGCATCAGTATGGTTTTTTCCCATACTTGACCACGGTCTGCATCATTGATATAATGCACTTCGTCGAAAACAACGCATCCCAATTCGGTTTCTATATCCATTGTAAATGCTAACGCACCCGGGGCGGCGGAAGCCGCTGTATCTTTACGAAAGAGTGCATTCATCAATATTTCCGTAGTCATAATGAGAACATCGGCCTCCGGATTTGTCTTTATATCTCCGGTTAATAGGCCAAATGAAATATGTGGATATTTTTTTGAAAACTCGTAATATTTTTGATTGGAAAGGGCCTTAATAGGGCTCGTATAAATAAGCCGTTTACCCCCCTTGACAAAATGTTGTATAGCAAACTCAGCGGGCAATGTTTTTCCAGAACCTGTATGAGCCGTCACTAACACGTGATGCCCCTCTACAATACCTTCTATAGCATATTTCTGAAAAGGACTAAGAGGGAATCCAAAACTAGCGAAATAATCGGCATACTGGGACTCGGATTCTTCAGAATAAATAGTGGTATCGCAGATTTTCACCATTTTTGAATTGATTGAGTATAGACAAGTGTGTAATAGAATGATGTATTCTATTTATATGCGTATGTGAATCAATTTTTTATACGTAAATACAATAAAAACCAACTATAAACAAATATAAATAGAATTATTCAAATATACATATATCTCTAAAGAACTCCTTTTTATTTCCGTATTCAATTTAGGTGGCATTCCTCTGCGCTAAATCATTTAGAATCACTACGTCGTCAAAATATACAAAACTATAGGGCCTATGTCACCGACCAAGAAAGCTATAGAATTGTAGAGGAAAAGGGTCATCCAGTAGAATTGGTTATAGAAAAACCAGAGAACATTACTAGAGACAAAGCCGATTTTGGAACCACTGAGTTCAATACATTGTCTTATACCAGATATAAGGTTATACTGGACATACTAAACAAGGGTCAATCTGTTTGGTATTTAGACGTAGATACAGTGGTATTGCAAAACTTGAATGATGTATATAGCGATTTACAAAAAGAATCATATGACGCTGCTTTGCAAGATGATATCAATATGTTGTGTACAGGGTGTATGTTACTTTTCCCTAAACCAATGACAATAAAACTAATACAATCTATTTACGAGAACCGGACCAGTAAAGACAATGACCAGATTATTTTGATGAGTATTTTGATAAACAATCGTAATACAATAAATATACATCCTTTAAATAAATGGCAGTTTCCGAATGGATTATTGTATTTCAGTGAGCTCAATGATGATACCAGATATAGAGAACTACAGTTGCAATTTAGGAAATCTACATACCCCGTCTATTTTGTGCACGCAAATTGGATGGTTGGAATAGAATCAAAAATCGAAGCATTCAAAAACAAAGGATTATGGTTTGTGTAATACACACTCTATTATGTATTTGTATATAGGAAAATTGAATATGAAATACAAAACTATTTAGACTGTATTTCATATATACTACCAACTATGACAACCCCTGAAACAAGTACTATACCCGCCAAAATAGATATACAAAACGTAGATGGGTTGGACTATTTGAAAACAATCGCAAATGGATCAGTAGATTTAGTATTGACTGATCCGCCATATATTATTTCTAGGGAAAGCGGTATGAATACACATTATAATGCCGTAAAACAAAACGAGGAGAACCACGTAGATTTCGTAAAAACCGAGGTAGAATGGGAAAATTACAGGGCCGAGAATGCAATAGCCGACGACACTGGAAAGGAGAACTATATGAAATACGGTACTATTTACGGCAAAAAATATTGTGTGAAAACCGACTACGGAGAATGGGATGCCAACTTCACGATGGATATATTGGACCAATTTATTGGTGAATATTACAAAAAATTGCGCAAGGGGGGGACGATCATAATGTTTTTCGATTTGTGGAAAATAAGTGCGCTAAAAGACTTGTTGGAAAAACACAAGTTCAAACAAATCCGTATGATTGAATGGATTAAAACTAATCCACAGCCTCTGAATAGCAAAATAAACTACTTGACCAATTGCCGAGAAATTGCGCTCGTAGGTGTAAAAGGGGGCAGTCCGACTTTCCATAGCTCATATGACAATGGTATTTATATGTTTCCATTACAAGGCGGAAAACATAGGTTTCATCCCACGCAAAAAAGCTTGCCACTATTTGAAGAACTGATAAAAAAACATTCTAATGAGAATGATTTGGTGTTGGACACCTTCTTAGGCGGTGGAACTACGGCAATAGCCTGTAAGAATACAAATAGACGATTTAGGGGGTGTGAAATATCAAGAGAATATGTAGATAAAACTTTAGCAATACTTGGACCCCTATAGATTTTCAATAGTAAAATGTGACCCAAATACAGATAACAACTCTTCAAAACACCAACGAACGGCCATATTTGTGCGACTTTTTGTATGGAATTGGAACTCCATTAGAGAGACCGTTTTTTCTCCATTTTCATTCGATAAAATGTGCGACGAATCGCCGTTCTGCGAACTCCGATTCGCTCTTGCTACTGTGATTTTTACACAAGACGAATTATTCCACGTGACCCAATCACAAGTCCAAGTATATTTGAACTCAGACCAATTTATAGGAGAATCGCCACTATTTATGGGCTGCAATAGACGAATACTATTTTTTTCAACATTGTAATACAACATTGGACAATCAAATGTATGGCTAAATAATGCCGGTAAAATGGCCGCAATGTTCTCTTGAATATATTTTTTTAATTCGGAAACATTTGTATATGGTATACCAACCACATCACAAAACTTCTGTGGCTGGGCTTGGCCAATTACTTGCGGTGCAACTTTTCCATTGCCTTTTTTTGTGGTTTTTGCACTAATATGTTTATCGGGGTCTCCGATTGATGTATAATCATACCTGGCTCCACTCTTGGCACTATGTGCATAATCTGGAAATCGGTTCTTGATTGGGTCTAGTCGTGTCTTCAATACATTTGGTATATCCATACCATACTTGTATTTGCCGTCATATGGAATACCCAATGCTAGACAAATACCCATTTCAAACATTTTACCGTCGTCTTCTGTTCGCAACTGTTTTTTCACCATTTTATTATGGTCTCCTAAACTTTTTTTATAGCATTTGTCGCAAATAGCATATTGTATATGCGGACAAGTATTCGGCCCCGGGACTTTATGTGTTATAGTAGTATTATTGATTTGCGAAGAGCAAGTATAGCAAGTAATTAAGAAACGCGGCATTTTTATTCGCGTTGATCCTGAAAATATGCGACAATTATTAGTTAGAACTTCGGATTGCAGTTGCATTTTTAGCAAGAATCATAATAAAGGTTTGGTAGTTTTGTCTATATTATTTTTATTATAAAAGTATTTCAATTTTGTAACAAATATATGATCAATATATAAATATGATTAATAAAAAAGGGGGAGTGTTTTTAGAAAAAGATAGTACAAATCAAAATGCATTAACTCATATACATAGTAATGGTACATTAGCTATTTTTTTACGCAATTGTACATTTGAATATATAACTGAGGGTTCTTCTGGTATAATATTCAAAGCAACACTACAAGAAGGTATGGATTCTCCATATATAGAGTTAGGATTTGGAACGCATGGAGATATAAAAAAGGAACGAAGACAAATATTGTTTAAGTTTTGTGTTTTATATGAAACTTCCGAAGAAATTATATTTATAGATAATAATAAGTCATATACCGATGATCATAGGCTTAAACTTTATACAGTTTCCGAAGATTCATTTGAAACAGAAGGGGATTTACAATCAGAACTATATAAAACAACTAATTTTTGTTTAGAATCTATGGTTCCGTACATATTTCGTTCTCTAATTTTAGGAAAAACTGATGAGTTGTATCAAAGATTTGAAGGAGTTGATATTTTAAATGAGCGATTATTTAAATATATAGAAACTCCCGAATTGATTACATATACATCTAAAAGACGAATAGTAATACCAAATCCTGAATTAAAAATTGGGGTACTGGTTATGGCAACATCTGCTGACGATATAAATATGACATCTTTTTATGATCGTATTTATAATAGTAGTACTATCAGTGTTGATCAACATATTCGTACACAACATCTAAAATGTGTAGGTATTGAATCGTTATTGAGATTTACTGTGATTACTGGGTATGTTCACGGAGATCATCATTTTGGTAATCTATTATTTTCAACTCAGTTATCAAGTTATGCTACAAAAGAACAAAGTAGTTGGATGAATAATATTAGGTGTTATATTATAGATTTCGGGAGAACGAAGCTAGTACAACACCCAAATATTGAAATAATTAGGAGGTTATGTAAAGAGTTTTTAAGTAGTACAAGCAATAAAGATAAAATAACTAGACTAACAACATTAATGGAAGCAATATATATTCAAGGTTCATCTAAAAAAACGACCTTTGATGAATATATTGGACAAGTTGGACCTGTTTTTTATGGATGGATTAAAGATATAACCCCATATATTGCAGAGACCGTGTACGCGTTAATTTTTGCAAGAATATCAAAAAATACAATATTAAGAGAAACAATTAATTCAGCATTAACCTATATGGGTGCAACATCTACCTCCGCATATGGAAATATAGGAAATAAAGGAATGTATATTGCTATATTACAAAAAGGATTAGCTCTTGATGAAATTGAAGAGTTTTTAACAAAAAAAGCACAAAAAATTAGATTAAGAAATGCCGCAGCTACGGCTGCAACTGAACCCCCAGTCATAGAGACCCCTATTTACCTGGATGATACGGCTGCAACTGAACTCCCAGTCATAGAGGATACACCCCCTATTTACCTGGATGATACGGCTGCAACTGAACTCCCAGTCATAGAGGATACACCCCCTATTTACATGGATGATACGGCTGAAACTGAAACCCCAGTCATAGAGACCCCTATTTACCTGGATGATACGGCTGAAACTGAAACCCATATGGACATAGCTAAAGAGGCAGTCGCAAATAATAACAATTCAGAAGTTATAAAAAATACGATTTTTGACGTATATACTTCAAATAAAGAGCAGTATGATGCTACCTATGGATCTTTTATAGAAAGTCTATATAATTTTATTTCGGCCAATCTATTTGACTGCACTAGGTTTTTAAATATGGATACTAATACTGTAAAAACATTTGATGCTATTATAGATATAGTGAAAAACATGTTTCAATCAATACGTATTATTCTCGAGTATTCAGAAATAGAAAAAGATATTTTTGGTAGAATAGTATGTTCGTATTTTACTAGTACATTTTTTAATATGGAGACAGAAATATCTACTTTATTTGACACACCAAATACAATTACAAATACATGTATGAACATAAACGCCGTATTTAAAGGTTTGCTCAGTTTTTTGGAAAAACCTATATCAGATGGTTTAGATAGTCAAATCGCTATAATTATACAAACACATAGTAGTGTACATCATAATGGAGGGTTCAAAAAAAAATCTCATAATAAACAAAAATCTATCAAAAAGAAATATGTCAAAAAGAGAAAAACGATCAAGAAAAGGAAAACTCATAACAAACAAAAATCCAAAAAATCTACCCGAAAATCTTAGGAACATTTTTAATAAAACTAGTGGTATTTTTGACAACATCCAAGTCAATGTGTTTCCTATATTCATCCGGGTTTTTCAAAATCTCACCCAACAATTCAAAATCTTTGGCGGCATCCCCTGACAACTTTATAACCATTCCGGGAAAATAATTGTCAATATTATGACATCCTAAATAAACCGGCGTAGTTCCACAAAACAAGGGATCCATTATTTTCTCGGAATAATAGTGGTTCAATTGAAAGTTCTCTATAGCTATATGAAATTGATAAGACAAATATGGTTCTAGTCCGTTAAACTCTCCCTTTAACCGCGGGTCTGGTTTGTAATACTTACAACCGCGTCCCATAATATCAATTGGCAAGTTGCTTCCCAATATGCGCGAAACTAACTCGTGTCGGTATTTGTGCCCCGGGGCCTGGGATTTTTGGCTAACCATTATAGACATCCAGTTTGGTTTAGCTGGTATACTTTTTAATGGTGGCGTATGCCACACATATCCCTGATATTCTATAAATGGCGCAGGTAGACCATATGTCTGCCCTATGAGATATTTTCCAATATATTTTTGCGCATAATGTACAAATGGGGTCTGTAATCCCAAAAAATGAGGCGGTTCAAATGCCAATCCTATAACGTTCCCCTTTGATATGTTTTTTAATCTAGGCATAGCAACATTCATAATAATGGCGTGTGTATAATCATCCCCATCTGTAATATAAATATCTTTTATATTTCCATAATTAGACTCTAAAAACGCTTCATCTATAGTCTCATACTTATTTTTGCATTCCGTTGAACTACAAAAATTAGAAAAAATACGAATAATGTATTTAGGCATTTTGAGCTATATATATGTATTCCAAATGTGTTTATATTTATTACATTATATTTATACCATCAAATAGAATACAATCAAATAGAATATTGATTACGCGAGTGGTGTGTAATAAAGGAATATTTTGTCATAAGACTATATATTTAGAATGAATATTACAGAAACCAATAAACTATATGGTGTACCCGAAGGAGTATATTACGGACAATTTGATAGAACCGGAGAACTAAATGACCGTATCGGTAGCCGGCAATTTCCCGATGTACAATTACAACCCAACATTGACTTTAGACCAGTTCCTACGAAATATGCGCACTTCCCAATTATTGACAGGAGAACTCCGGCAACTGTACCAGTAAAACATTATTTGGACCACAATGTAGAGTTCAACTTTAATCCTGGAAATGACAGGGCTCCAGTATACGGTTATATCAATAATGTAGATAAAGAAATGCAGCTGCGAAACCAATTTTTCGCATTACAAAAAGGCGGAAATAAAGGCACATATATACCATCAACTACTAGCGACCTATATAACTCAACAGTGTATGTGGCCCAAGGTCAATATGAAAATAGTGGAGGTTCGCATCCGTTGTTGTTTTCTCGGCCTGATTTAAATGGACCATTACATCCAAATGTAGCCAATAACAATATCGGCAAGGACCGTTTTTTCAATCATACGAGAACCCAATTGCGAGGAGAAGACAAATAACATTTTATACAATAACTAAACTAGTATAAAAACAAATACATATGTATTACTAAATACATATGTCTATATTTCTACCTATTCTTATATCAGTAGGAATTACTATTATTGCAAATATTGGCATTTCTTACTATTATTTTTTCGCTAGGTGATAAACATATCCACACAAAAATCTATACATCATATATAATGTCTAAATCTGTGGTTTTATCATTTTTACACGAGTTTTTCAAAACACTCAATTCTATTATTTACGCAAAAACCCAAAATAAAATATGGTTGCGACTCTTGATTGTTATAGCTATAGTTCTCATTTTAGTGATATTGTATAACAAAAATCATCCGCCAGCCAAACAAGAAGGATTTGAGCAAAATGACGCATTTATATCAAAAGAGGGTTCCGATATATACGACAAGTTTTACACAGAAAAATACGATTTGCTTATGAAACCACAAGAACGCGCCTTATTTGAACTAAATAGTGTTATACAAATGACTGAGCCGACTTACAACAGTGTATTTTTAGACGTAGGTAGCGGTACGGGGCATTTAGTAAACAATTTACAACACAAAGGGTACCTGGTTTATGGAATAGATAAATCTGCATATATGGTGGAAAAATCGGAAAAAACATTTCCCGACAGTGAAATAGTGGTAGGTGATGTATTGAATCCTATGGCATTTGAACATAATACATTTTCACATATTTTGTGTATGGGTAATACTATATACGAATTGGATGATAAAGAAGCATTTTTCAAGAATTGTTATTACTGGTTAGTTCCGAATGGATATCTTGTATTGCATTTAGCCGACCGCGAGAAGTTTGATCCAATTATACCAATTGCGAAAAATACGATGATAAATAATCCGCAAATGTATATGAAAAATAGGATAACCAATTCGGATATAGACTTTGCCCATTTTTCCTATAGTGCAGATTATGTTTTTCCTAGAGATAATACAAAGGTCATTTTCAAAGAAAAGTTTACCGATAATATGGGACAGATTCGCCAAAACGAACACGTGCTATATATGAACCCAATTGAACAAATATTGCAAATGGCTATCCGTCGCGGATTTATTGTTCACGCCAAAATGAATATGTCTAAATATAATGATGACGAAAATCAATATATATATGTTTTAGAACGGGCAATGTAAATACCATTGGATAATATACACAATATATAGTGCAATATATTGTATAAACGATTATTTATTGGCGCTTTTTCTGGGATTTTCCACTTCGCTTTTTCTGGGATTTTCCACTTCGCTTTTTCTGGGATTTTCCACCACGCTTTTTCTGGGATTTTCCACCACGCTTTTTAGCAGAACGGCGTCCGCCTCGGTGCCCCCTTCCGCCAGTTTGAACTGATGCCGGGGACATACTAGTAGAACTTTGATTCGGAACAATATTATCTATTGGGTTACTGCCACCGTTTACAAGTTGTTCTACAGGCTTTACAACCAATATATCGGATATAGTTCTAGGTTGTTGATAACCCAATTCGGGAGTTTGTGACATACTTGATATTATATATTATGCATATATAATATCTTGAAATGAATGATTGAATGCAAAGTGATATGTATGCGATTACACTGACCGAGAAATTCGCTTCCCGATGATCCACAGTATACGCATATTACCTAACATATTTGCCATTTCGTGAAAATGTATCAACCACATAAATAACAAATACTCCTAAAAATGTATATAATAAAAACTCTTCGGTCACATTTGCGGTTTTTTCGTGTTGTTGTTCCTCCAATAAATGTACCATGTAATTTATTCGTTCCATTAGTTTATTATCCATACCATTAGGTATGCCCATATTTGCGTAATATGGTTTATTTTTTTGAAATAATGGCTGATTTTCATATACATTTTGATAATTTGTCAAGTTTCCTAAACCTCTGTCGTCCGATGAATATACATACATTGGTTTTGCATTATTTGCAACATTTACCGAACCCTCATATGGATTAGACTGTTTTTGGGTATATTGAGAGTTTGAGTTTACAATTGGCGGGGCTAATGGAGAAAAATTGGCTAAATGGGCTCCATCATTTTCAGCATCAATAGATGACATTTTATTTAATAACTCGTGTACTTTGGTATTTTTTTCTTCTTGATATACTTGCACTTCGTCTAAAGACATTGGAGAATTATTTGCAGTCGGCGCGTTCGCAGTTGTTGTATATTCACTGGGTTCTCCACCACTATCATTCATAATATTAGACATTTTTACATTTTTACGTATAGTAGGGGTCCTTTTTTTTGGAATATTATCATCCGATGTCCATGTAGATGCATATGTTAATAAGGACATTTTTGAATAGTATCTTAAAAAATATGCAGATAATTATTTTGTGATATATCCCGATTTATATGTTAAAATAGTATATACATATATATTAAACCCAATATGTTTCTACATACATATGCTAATTTGATTCCAGTTATACTTATAGCAATGTTGATATTATATGAAGACAATATGGCCTATGTTGCAAATACACCTTTAGGCAAAATAATAGCGGTTTTATTGATTGTATATTATACATCCGTAGATATTGTATATGGACTATTAATGTGCGCCTTAATAGTATTGTATTACCAATATTATGTAAAAATGTATATGGCCGAGAACTTTTCACAAATGCAACAAGAGTCTGCAATAAAAGACTTTAAGGAACAAAATTGCAAAAATGGCGAATTAATGAACAAAGGTTCTCCAATTAATCTAGAAATGTTGGAACATATCCATCCTGATATCAATTTCAAATATGAAAAATGCAATCCGTGTTCGGATATTTGCGAGTTTTCTATAATAGAAGAACAAATGAGGGCAGAAGAAAGCCTAAAGCCAAAAACGTCGGGCGATTTTACGATGGATAAGTTTATGGACAAGGTTTTGGAAAAAATGAGCGATTTTATTCCCGCATTATGGATAAAAAGTGAACCATTTGCATCATTAGAATAATACATATTTTTGCTATATGCAAATAAACTAGTGAAAAATAAAATAACATAGTAAATATATAGCTAAACAAATGTCAATGCCTCCACCGCCAACGACACCGGTACCTTCTTCAAAACCTGCAAAAATATCACAGAAAGGAGCAGGTTCAGTGTTGAATTATTTTCACAATCACGTTATGAATATCAACAATAGTAAGTTATTTGCAGGTCTTATGATTATTGTGCTAAATATTGCATCCCGATTCGTAACTATAAAACTCAGCAAAACAATGGAAGCATATTTGAAATATACATTTAGTCGTGATATTTTAGTTTTTGCAATATCATGGATGGGAACACGCGATATTTATATAGCATTAGGTATAACAATTGTCTTTATGATAATGGTTGATTATATATTAAATGAGCAAAGTGCATTTTGCTGTTTACCGGAAAACTTTACAGATTACCACGTATCTTTGATAAACAATGACGAAACTATTACACCAGACCAAATTAAATCAGCCGAAGAAACACTGGAAAAAGCAAAAAAACAGAAACAACAAAAACAATATAGCGATTTTGCAATGTACTCACACTAATAGTTTGTTTGTAGTAAAAATAATATTGGCATAATATAAAGGAATACTATGTCAAATAAAAATGTTCAGCCAATAAAAATAAAAATCAGTACAAATGTGGATAAAGCTCCATTTGAGTTGACATTTTCAAGCATATATGATCCTGCGCCAGGTGAAAGACCCCGGCGAATAGATATTTCCAAAATGAAATATCCATATTTTACTGCTGATGTGAAATATGATGAAAAACTTTTAGCAGAACGACCATATTCTGAATTATTGAGTATTTTTTTCGATAAACAAGAGTTTGTAAAAGTCATATTGGACGGATCCGTTGAAACTCATCATGATGCTGCAGTACTAATGGAAAATGCAAATGCCAACATTATGACTATGTTGCAACTCTTATTTCCTACGAGCTATCCTAGCAAAAATAATATCAATACTTCCTATAAAAAATATTTATTGAAAAAAGGACCAATTATCCCATTGGATATAGGTGGAAATATAAAGGATATATTGTCTTCCGGTGAAGTATCTGTATTTGAAAAACGTAATTATTCCTATATAAAAACAAGTAGAGGAAATTGCACTGTTTCTGAAGTAGTATGGCTAAACGACGTGTTAAATAACAAATTGTATCGCGAATTGATTGAAAAACTTATAGAATATAAAGAATGGCGTGAAAAACAAACCAAAGTAATAGAGGAAGATATTACAAAAACAACAAAACAATTGCAAAATGGATTAACTACTAAAGAACCAGGAAAAGAAATCGGAAAAAGAACCGGTTATTTGGTCATTGATGAACAAGCCCAAGATGAATTGGCAAGTCAAAAACGTATTTATAATCCAGATGATATCAAAGAAGATATGATTAAAATAGTTAAAAAGTATTTGACAGTTGACACTGTAGAGGCAGAAAAGCAAAGATTTGATGAAGAATTGGGACATATGCTCGATTATTTTATCGATACACATTTAAAAGATCCGAAAGCAACCCCTATAACACAATTTGTTCGTTTTAAAGATAAGTTTGACTTTACATATACTAGTCCTGAAGGACCGAGTGATTTGTTTAGTTTGCATAAAAGATATGATAACGTAGATAGAGATGCTGAAATTGCTAAATTGACCGCTGAAAAAACGTCTAAAGAAACCGAACTGGATAATTTAACAAATACAACCGGTCATATCGAATCTAGAGAATGGATTTTAAGCAAACCAATGATAGAGCAATATTTAAAAAACTTAAAAAAATTAATCATTGTTGCACAAAAAAAAAAAATTGAAAACGGAAAAAAGAGTACTCCAAAAAGGGATGAAATTATAAATATATTATCAGAAAATATAACAAAACCACTGGATGATGTAGAATATGATTTTATAACTATACTACCTAATGTAAAATATATAAAGGGATTTGTAAAGGGGGCTTTTTTCCATTTTACAGGAAGAGGGGATGCTATGAATACAAATTTTATTAATCAAGTAAATGAACGGATTGCAGAAATAGATCCGAACGAATTGATTGCTATGGATGAAAGGATCAAACAATTGACTGACGAAAATGCAGTTATCAATGCCAAAATTACAAAACTTCGCAAGACTTTAGAAAAAGCATTTGTTTTCAAAGACGAAGAAGATGATCCTAAAGAACCAATTGCCAAATTAAAGAAAGATAATGGCAAAGAAATTACAAAAATGCAAGAAGAAATATTTAAATACGTGATTACCAGATACAATCGTTTCCAAGATACAAAACGAAGTGCCGAATTGACTGGGCAATATGTTGAAATTGATACAGCGATTGATATCATCATCGATGAAATTAAAAAATTGAACTCTTTGGTCCCGTCAGGTACTAGAACAGTTGATCAAATATTGAATATAACCGAACAGATTAAAAACTCGTTTGACAAATTGGTTTCTGCAAATAAAATATCTATTTCGCGAAACATTGGGGAAAAACTGGCCCAAATAGTACAACTATCAAATCAAATCAAGTTTTTTACCCAATTGAAAACAGTGTTTTTCAAAGAACCATCGACCGGTATATTAGTTGAATATGAAAAATCCCTTGACCCAAATGATAGTTTTACTAAATTGATTATAGCAGAATTGAAAAACGAAAAGTATTCCAATTTCAAAAAAATAATTGATTTTATAAAAGAAAGGTTTATCAAATATAGCACAATTTCGCTAAATAGTAATCTGGAAAAATTACTCAAAGAATATTTTGAAAATCAAAGCAATGATTTTTATGATAAAGTGGTTGAACCAGCAAATAAGCTACTCAATTTAGGCGAACAACCTGATTTTACCTCTTTAGAATCAATATGGGATGTTTCAGTAACTTCAGTGAAGTCTTCTACTTCGGAAACAGAATATGCTATATCTGTCTATATGGATGTTATAGAGGGTGAGGTGAATGCAAAAAACCAATCTGAAATCAAATGCCAATTTTTAGATGAAGAACTAATCAAACGATTAGAAGAATTGATAGACGAAGGTCCAGTATATGGTCCCGGTTCAAATACAAAAGTATTTAGTGTTAAAAAGGCAAAGGAAGAAAAGGCTAGACACGAACAAGAAAAAAAAAAGGAAATTGAATTGAGCGCTAAGCCGAGAAAAGACAAGTCCTTACCTATAGCAGTTCCTGAATATGAAGGTGGAAAAAGACATACAAAATCATTTAGGGGTAAATCTGCAAAAAAAAATCGTACGAAAAAACGACTATTATCTGTCTTCATCTAAAAGCATCAATGCCATTGCAGCATAGTTATGCAAGTCTAGTAACGTATCACGCAACCCTTCGTCTGATACCAAAACTATACCACTCTTGCTGATTGATAATCCACGCTGGATTTTATCTTCTATACGCATCAATACTCCTATCAATCCATATTTAGCAAATGCATCGCCGTAATCCGCGTTTTTCTTTTTACACCTTTTCTAATTTAAAACGCCCATTATAATATATATTATAATGAGCATAACAATAGGAGACACTTTATTAAATTATAAAAATAATGAAGATAAATATATAATAACATATATTGAAGAGTATAATACAGGTTTAGATACTATTCTAAATAATATATTTGATGGTATTTTTCCACATTATGAAACAAGCTCATTATTGTATAGTAATGTTTGCGGAGCTAACGCTGAATTTATATGTAAAAATTTAAAGATAAGTGGACTAACACTTGGTAAAATAATAATTAGAGATTGGGTTACCAGAAATGATAAAGTAAGAGAACAAATCGTATCGGTGTATGGTCCTATTGGAATTTCTATAGGTGCATCTTACCACGCATTAGCATATTTAACAGTAATTATTGAAGAAACAATTTATTATGTTGCAATTGAAACAACAAGTTGCTTTCCATATAAATTACAATTTTATGTAGGAAGTAATCAATCGGAATTTGAACAAATTATAAAAACTCGTTATCAATGTAGTAATTTTAAAATATCGTTTGATTGTGAAAACAAATGGTATAATATTCGTGGCGGAAAAAAACAAAAAACAAAAAAACAAAAAAACAAAAAAACAAAAAACAAAAAAACAAAAAAACAAAAAACAAAAAAACAAAAAATGGGCGTTTTAAATGAGAAAAGGTGTAAACAATTCTAATGCATTGGACTGTATAGTTTGTAGCTGTTCTACCCGATTCATTTTATATTTATAAAATAAGTATTTGAATAGTGTTTATATTGGTTTTTAATATACATAATCGAAAACTTGCGAAGTATTCCGGAGGCACTTATTAGATGTTAACGCTAGAACGTAGTTAGGAGTTTATTTCCACTCCCCAGTCAATATTTTGTATATAATGTATTCGACTTGTTGCTTTGTTATAACTTCTGGTTCATATGAAAATAAAAAACGAGAACTATTTACTCCATATTTACGTTTCATTAGTGAAAATACAACCCTTTCTACATCTGGATAAGCAGTGTCTATATAGTAAATACAATTAAAAATAGAAGAGTCTGGTAAATAAGTATTATACTTGTTGCTATAGATTTCTCCAAATCCTGGTAAATATGATTTACCGTCTTCCTTTATTCTAATATTTCGTCTATACATTTTTTGGGTTATGTTTGGTACATCGATTGAGTGTGGGTGAATGGTATCAATACCACTTATTTCTGAAAATACAATTGTTTTATCTGGAACAATATCCATTGTGGATGTGACTTCATTGGTATCGTGAAATAAAAAAACTATATTTGATGTTGGGGTAACTATCGTGTCATAATTGAAATACCGATATGCTTGTTTTATCCAACTATCTTCATATTGGACAGTTATTTCTCCGAACTTCAATTTAGGATATATTTTGGACATTATTAGTACAATAGTATTTAGTAAAAAATAGTTTTATATTTTTTACTAATGTGTATTTTTATTTAGATTTTTCAGGCTTTATTATTTTAGAATATTTAGTATTTATTTAGCAAAAGTTGCAACGCCATTTACATATCTACCGACTTCATCACCTACGTCTCCCTCAGCATCCACTGCATATATAACTCCAGATTTTTCATTGGTAGTGAAATATGCCTTACCGTTTATTTTTACTTCATAGACTTCCTCTTCGGCTTCTTCTTCGGCTTCTTCTTCGGCTTCTTCGGCTTCTTCGGCTTCTTCTTCGGCTTCTTCTTCGGCTTCTTCTTCGGCTTCTTCTTCAGCTTCTTCCTCTGCATCTTCATCTACTTCGACTTCTTCTTCGGCCTCTTCCTCAGCTTCTTCATCAGCTTCTTCCTCAGCTTCTTCTTCGGCTTCTTCGGCTTCTTCGGCTTCTTCGGCTTCTTCTTCGGCTTCTTCTTCTTCTTCTTCTTCTTCTTCTTCTTCTTCTT